CATCTTTGTAGGTTAGGGTTTCTAAAATTGGAATCCATCCACTATTTAACATTGATGCATTGAGTAAGATTCCCTCAATTGTTGCTGAGTCTGCCGTGATATCTGTATGAGCTCCATCCAGACCATGCTCTTCTAGTAACCCTTCCAGCATTCGATTCCACATATCAGCCGTGAGTTTGATTTCTACCACTGCTCCTGCTGCGTGTTCTTGAGCAGTTCCTTCAACCCCTCGATCACAGTCAACTACGTTGGTCCCAGAAACAGTTCCAACAATGGTTTCTTCAAGACTTGGTGTTTTAGCCCCAGTCAAGGAGACGCGGTCCACAATAAACTCGATCGCATCACCATCCTGGAATACCGACGGCACTGTTGTGAGTGGCGATGTCGTTGCTACTGCGTCCGCTATTCCTCCAGCTCCAATCGTGGTGGAGAATCTTCGTGCCCCTTTTATGAATTTGTCTGTATTGGCCATAGGTCCTTTCTTTACTTGTTCCAGCTTCCAGGTGGGTCTGTTGGCACGTACCTACCTTTGGCAATAATTGAGAGAATTGTGTATCTGGTGTCTGCTTGGGTGGATGACACCCGGAATTGAATGGCGTTGAGTTCTTTATTGATAGAAATACGTTTTTTGACTGACGCCTGGGCAAAGGTAACAGGTACTTCGTCGTCTTCTCCAAAGCTGTAATCTCCAAATAAATCATTCGCGAAGTCTACCGAAGATACGGTGTCACCAATCTTTCGGCTCTTAAGCTTCTTGAGCGGTTTATTTTTCATGATCCCAAGAACCTCAAAATTGATGGTTCCTTGAGGCCGCCCAATTTCAATCACCACATCGTCAACGTCGGCGAATTGGGTTTTGTCTTTGGCGTCAACGTGTAGCAGTGGTGAGAGCCAGCTGGTTCGGAAGGCCTGACCTTTGTCTGAGGTGGCTCTATCAGTGATTTCAATGAGTCTGTTTTCACCGGATTGGACTCCCAGTAAATGAGTGCTGTTGTTGGAGTCGGTATATTCAAAGAGTTGCTCAAAACCAATATCCCAATCCCAAACCCAGGCATTTTTCTCGGTGTCGTAGAGAAAGGAAAAGTCATTGCCAACTCCGCCCTTGGAAGCTGAAAGCATAACTTTCCCTTCGTTAGAGAAAGCAATCATGTCTGGGTACTTGGCGCTATGAATGGATTTGCGGTAAGTTGGACGAATGTTGACTGACTGTTCGTCGGTTGAAAGAACGTTAAAAATCTGGGCTTTGTTTCGAAGGGCATGAACGCCTTTTTTGTTGCTAGAATAAATATTGTCGCCGGCTTCCGTGACTGCCGCCTCTCCCTGAGCTCCAATTCCACCAACAATTTTGACTGGCGTGGGAACAATGATGATGTCTTCACCAATGGTCAGGGTATCCATGGCAATCTGCCAAATTGCACCACGACCATCTGGGCTCTTGGAGAGAACAGTGGGAGCCACGTCACCTTTTCCTGTTCGGTAGTGAACAACCACAACTGGAAATTCACGGCCACCCTTGTCGAGCTCACTTCTGCCGCCGCCATAAAACCAGGAAAAGTAATTAATGTATTGAGCTACGCCAGAAAAGACAACATTGTAGTTTTCATCTATTCCCCAGATTCGGCCATTGGAAAGGGTGAGTCGGCCAAGGATTGGACCACCAGTAGTGTTGTCGTCTGGGATTTCTCGATATGGGTTGAGCGCAGCGCTGCCATCGTCGGCAAAGCTGTTAGTTGTGGTTTCAGCTAAATAGACCTGAGCTCCGCTTTCGTCAGACAGGTAGATTTCGTATCGATCAGCGCCGGCAACTGCAGTCCAGGCAAGATCAACCTTTTCTGTTGCAAGCGCCCAGGTGTCTCGGTGTTTGTTGACCGTTACGGCAGCCTCGTTGCTTCCAGCTGTAAAACCAACGCTGTTGAGAGCCACCACTCGGTAGTAGAGGTTATAGCTTCCAGCTGAAAGACCTCCTCCCCTAGTGGCAGTCAAGCCAGTTGGGTCAAGAAGAGCTGAGTTTCTCTGTACTGCTGATCCGTCATAAAAGGTAAGTCGGTCAGTTCTGTTTGTGATGTACAGGTTTCCATCGATCTGCAAGAAGCTACAGCGCTTGTTGGCAGTCATGGATACACCACCAGAAATAACAGACCAAGTTTTTCCATCGTCAGTGGATTTGTAAATTACCCCCGAGCCGCCAACGAGAACAATTTCTCTGGTATCTTCATCGACCACGTATTCCCAGGCACCACAAATTGAAGTTTCGGAAGCGGGGACTGAGCCGTAGTAAACCGTTCCGGGACGCGTGGTCCAGAGACCATCTTGTTCGAGAGTGAGATTGAGAGTTTCTGGAGATTGAGTTTTATTTTGGCGGGCTTCATCAATGTTGGTGACAGTTCCACCTTTGGCTGAGTCGATCAGTAATTGGTATGCCGGTAGCTGCCCCCCCTGGGGAATACGAATATCCATTTACATCCCAAATCCCACGTATGTTTGGTCATAGTGATCCTCAATTGATCCGAATGGTTTGTTGTCATTGCCAATTCGCATGGCTCCGATCTTTTGGTTGGCTAGCTGCTGATGAACACCGGCAAGAGTTGGTTTCTTTTGCGCATTGATGAGGGCCACAGCTGTGTGAATTGCAAAATAGGGATCACTCATTTGAATGGGAGTTGTTTCGGTGCCAGTCGTAAAGAGAGTGGCCGTGTTGTAGACAGGAAGCTTCCAGGAAGCGCCATCTTGGCTCACAGTGGGTACTGGTAGGACGTTGAGTTTTTTGGCAGTTACCGGTCCGGAAAGGAAGAATCGCGGAGCAATTGAGCCAATGGCTTCTGTTTGGTGACTCTCGTCTGGTTTTTGGTAATTGATTGGTCGGCCATCGATTGTAAGAAGCGCAGCCGGCCACTTAACTGTGGCAGAAAGGTCGTACTGGGTTTCTCCTGCTTCGAGGGTTCCGGTTTCGGTGTCAAAGAGCTCCATCCAGGTAATGTTGTCTTCACCCTCCCAGATGTTGATGCCGGCGTTGATTCCCTCGAGGTATCTCCAATAATCATCATCACCACTGGTTGGATAATCGATATCCCCCTGGGAAAAAACATGTACCTTTTTTATTGCATCTGCTATCAACAAATTTACCTCCCCAGACAACAAAAAAGACCGCCCAAAGCCAAAATGGCTTTTAAGCGGTCTCATGACACAATTTGTCTGATGACTCTGTTTATTTTATACGCTGTTTTGAAGCAAGAATCAAGGTCATGGTTAGATTACCGGAGCCCTAACTTTCACTTTTTGCTTATCAAACGTTATTGGTTGGCCAATGAGCTGCTGCGTTGCTGCAACGAGGTCGGCGAAGGACTCTCCACTACCACCAAGCAGATTTGGTGCAGTTTTTGGTGTACTGCTTTTGATCGATGGTAGAGAGGTTTGTCCCGTCGAGATGCTCGCCGCAACTGGCGCGATTTTTGGCAATTTTGGACTTGGGAGAGAACCTTTGACGTTGACGCTTTTGCCCTTCTTAGATCCAGGTTTTTCGACGAGCTCTCCAGTTTTCTTGTCGTAGGTAACTTTGTTGAGCACGTCTTTTTCGCGCTTGGAAATCAAGCCTTCGTTATACAGATTAGTGAGCACTCCGGGAGCTAAGACCCTTTGCCCATTTACTTCTTGAGTCAGTAACATGAGCGCCTCATAACGACCTTCCTTTGGAGCTGAAGCCAGAAGATCTTTAACGTATCCTGTTTTGATGTCATTGGTGAGTTTTGCGGTAAGGTAATAATCAACGTCAGCCTCATCTACTTCCTCTCCTAGGCGACCCAGTACCTCAATTTTCTGCTGCGGGAGTACATCTTCGTCTGTCAGTATATCTGTGACTATTTTGCGCCGCTCAGACTCTTTCTGAGCCTTTTTCATAGCCGTGTTTTCAGGAAGAATCTTATACTCGTCCACTCCAAAGTAGGCACTGAGCATGTCTGGAGTAGCTTCCTGAGGAGTCTTACCAAATAGTTTGGAGAAGAATCCCGGATCCTTTTTCCCAGTTGATATCTCCACCTGCCTTTTTACTGCCGCTTTGTTTTTCTTCATCGACTGAGCCGCTTTTTGTTTCTCGGAATAGGCATAAGCAGAGGCCGGATTGATTTCAAAAAGTTCCTTGAACTTGCTGATTGATTGTCCTCTTAAGTGGGCCACATCGCTACTGGCTGATGGATAAAGTGGCAACTCCAACATTCCTGGAACGGCTTCTTTCAAGGTGCGCTGACCCGTTGCAAGCTCGACACCAGTGCGAAGCCATGGGTGCGACATTTGCCCAGCAGCTGCAGCTGTTACTTTGCCAACTTTTGCCAGTGCAGGATCATCTTCCTTGTAGATTGGAGCTCCATAGAAGTTCCGGTTTGTGATCATAGTAGTGGCCGCGCTTACTGGAATGGAGGCAAAACTAGCCACTTTCTGGCCTGCCCCAGCTATATCACCGGAGAGAAGTTCTCCGCCGCCTTCAATAATTCGTCGCGGAACCGTGCCAATGGTGAATAAAAATGGTAGGTAGAATGATCTTCCGCCACCAAGTGGAATCTCCAGAGAAAGTTCTTTGCCAGGTTTGTTTTCATGCATCCATCGATCAGTAGTAGCTTTGTTGACAATGTTGTAAAGTCCCCAAGTTATTGCTGCGCCGGCGAGGAATTTTCGATTGGCTGCGTAAGCAGGGTCCTTTAAGGTTCGAGGATCGATAGACTTGAGTGTTTTACTCCAGAATCCAAGCATCGCCTCGCGGAAACTTGGAGCCATGATTGCTGCAGATAGCGCATCTTCCACTTGTCCGGGACGAGAGAAGGCGTCAGTTATGCCATAGAAGTTTCTTGTGGCCGCCGCCGCGATCTTTCTTGCTTCTTCTGCACTCCCCCCACTTTTTAGTGCGTTGCTGTAAGCGTCCTTGTAAAACTCGACATTGAGAATGGGCATGAATCGCTTGAAGGTTGGTTCATTAAAAGCATCATTAAATAGATCTCCCACCCCACTGAAGAATCTTTGCCGCAGGTTTTTGTTCTCAGCCATATTTCTGTACATTTGGGCGTAATCTGTGTTGGTAAATACCCTCAGGCCTTCGCTTGCCATGTCCGAGATTACATCCTGATTCTTGTTGAAATAGTTGGCTGTTGCCCCATCTGACATGGATGTAACAGAAGCAACCACGGGGCCGCGAACTCTTCCGGCCATGATTTCTTTTTGCAAGTTTGCCATGGTGAATGAGTTTACCGGTGTGAACGGAATGCCTGCTGATAACGCAAACTCTTGAGCGCCTTTTGAGAAATCAGCCAGCTTGCTAAGTACACCTGGTTCTCTCATTTCAAAAATACTGTTGAGAGCTCGGGCAATGTCAGGAGGAGCTTTATAATCCATGGTTATTGCCTCGCCCTTACCTATTTCCACTTTCACCTTGGGGAAGAATGGTGAGTCGATTGTTTTCCAGTCTGCTGGTGCACCGCTAGATGGCAACAATAGTTGAGTCTGGATGAGGTCGTCCACCATCTTTTTATTGGCCAAGGCCCTATCTAACTGTTGTCTGTAGTGAGCGGCCAGCTGAGCAGGGTGTGTGTATTTTGGAGTGAGACCAAGCTTGATTCCTTCTTCGTAGCTTGGGATCTTTCGATCTTTCACAAATCCAGGAACCCTTCCGGCACCGGCTTTAATCTTAGCGTCAATTTGACCAGGTGTTTCTTTCCAGAGCTGATTTAGGTAATTATCAAGGTATTTAATATCGAGACCGGCAGCGATGCCTTCTTGGCGTGTGTTATTAAAGTACTCGCGTAGGCGTTGTATCTGGGGAGCGTAGCGTTCGACATCAAGATCGAGTTCAAGAGCATTGCGATTAGTCTGGTTTTGGATGTATTTGACCAGCTTCCAACCATCTTCTTCCGGAATATCTGTGAATTGCTGAGCGACTTCATTGGCCTTTGTCCTGGCTATCACTGTCTGAGTTCGCCAGTTCTGCATGATATCTTGCACTTCTTTGGGGGCGTTTTTTATTGGGTTAAGAATTTTATTAAACCAACGCTGGATCTTTCCATTTTCCATTTCTCTGAGCATGCTTGCGCCAACGGTTTGATCAATTTCCTCTTTTGTCGGCTGTGGTTGCACGTATTTGTTGCCTTTTACTTTGACTGGAGTAGATCCAACTCTTGGAGCATAGAAATCTCCAGATGTTTTTGGAGTCATCTTTGGAGCTGCCTTGGGCTTGCCAGAATTAAAATATTGTGAAACAGGGATGCCTTCTTCGACGATTCTTCTTGCTTCAACTGGACCAATTTGATTAATCTGAGATTTTGTGTATCCCATTTTTAGCAATCTATTCGGATCATTAAGCAGGTTTGAGAGTCGCTGCTTTGGATCGATATTGCTTCCCATGGCTGCAAGTTCATCGTTCAATTCTGTGAGGGCTTTCCCTGCTTTTTTGTCGCTTGGATCTGCATTCACCATTTTTTGCAGATTCTTCTGCTGCTGACCAAGTACATCCTGCAAACTGGCAAATCCACCCTGATTGCCAACTTCTTTTATTCCAGCCATTGCTGCAATGCCAACACCTGCCTTTGTTGGGTTGAATTTTATTCCAGTGAAGTTGCCTTCCTCATCATATTCTAGTTCAAACCCGGCCATGGCGCCGAAAGCCGCTTCATTGTTGACGAGACGGCGAGGGTTGTTTGGATCTCTGACAAGACTGCTTCTGCTGCGAGGACCTTTCAATTTTTGCCCAGCTTCCTGCATGGTGTCGGCGTAGATAGTCCGGTATTTCCCTGGAGAAATTTCAACAAGCTGCGTTGGCCGCTCGGTGTCCCAATAGTTGCCTGAGTTGGTTTTGAAACCAATATCTTCTACCTTTTGAAATCCGCCTTTGCCAATCTTTTGGCGGTATCGGGTTCCATTAGTCCTCTCACCCACAATTTCAGAGAGGCGCAGTGGGGTAATTTCTGTTGATTGGATTTCTTCCGCCACTTTGAATGGGTTTCGAACACGAACACGCGTGTTTTTAGCAGTGTCAACAAATTCACCTGCCTTTTTGACTGCGCCTGCGGCTTTAACTGGCAACTTCATGCTTGCTCTGGACAGCTTGTAAGCCCCAGCTGGGTTGCCTAATACAAGGTCCAGACCAAGACCAACATAAGGGTTCTTGATTCCCATATTTTCAGAAACAGAAACAGGTTGTGTGATATTTTGAGTGAGTCTCTGGCCGACCTCGTTTGGATTATCGGTCGGGTTTCTGAAGCCAGAAGCTCCTGTTGCAACCATTCCAGTAAGGAAGTTTTCAGCCACACCCGCTGGAGTCGCACTCCAAACGCCAGAAGCTGCTTGTAATCCACCAATAGCTCTGGTGAAAGTGTTGTTTCGCTCATCAGAGGCAGTTTTTACTCCTTCACGAACTGGACTGATTATTTGTCCCTGAATGTACTTGGAGGCTCCTGCGCCGGCATCCAAAATGGGTGCAGCGTACTTAGTCACTGATCGAACAGCACTGGGAGCGTTTGGTGCTCGCGAAATGGTTCGAAACTGTTTGGCTGCAGACTCATAATTGCTTGGAGTGAATGGATTAATTTTGGGATTGCTTATCGTTCGATCGATCGCACTTCCAATTGTCTGAGACGCGCCGGTCGCCCAATTGCTTCTTGTCTGAGGATTTGAAACGGCACGAACATTACCCCGGATATTTTCCACCCCGACGTCGATGTTCTTGCGAAGTTTTTTTGCCAAGTCAAAGAGTGAGCTCATTGTAAGAAGCCTCCTTTCTGTTTAGAGACTCCTCAAATTTGTTCCTCTTCTTGCTTACGCTTGGCCAGAGCCAGAGGGTTGAACATGTCTGGATCGGCAGGGGCGTATGCCTCGTTTGGATTAAACCCGTATTCGTTGTAGACAATGGATTCAGGGTTAAAGTTCGAGGAATCAGCCAGTTCGAGCTTCAAGTTGTTCAGTTGGCCAAGGCGGTCGCGGGCGGCTTGGTTAATGGCCAATACATACTGACGAGCCTCTGATTCAACCTGGTTATATTTATTCCAGAGAGCCTCAACTGCTTGAGCTCGCATGTTGCCCTTCATCATGCCTATATTGTTGCGAAGGTCGTTGAACTGTTGGGCAATGCTCGACATTTCTGAGTTGTACCAAGTATCTACGCCATTAAGCATTTCAGAGGCCTTAGAGCGCAAGGTTGTTTCAGCAGTGTCGATTTGACCCAGTTGAGCCATTCCTTGTCGCTGGACTCCTGCCCGCTCTTTACCAAACAACTTCTGTAAAGCAAATGAAGCAGCCTCACCAGCGCTCCCGCCGCCAACACCACGCACACCAAGGTACATGTTGATGTTTTTAGCTTGATCTCGAAGACTTTGAGCGAGATCTGACAGAGTTTCTGCCTGCATTGTTCGAACGCCCTCGCGCTGCTTATCTAAGTTTTGTACGCCGTAACCAAGCTGTTCATTGATGCCTGCTTTTTGAGTGTCAGCAGCGGTTCGAAGGAAACCTTCAGACTCTGTTTGCTGTCCGGGTAAAACTCCGAGCACATCATCAAATGCTTTACCCACCTCAGCGTAGAGATCAATTTGAGGTTCGCCGCCCCCACTGTTTACAGGCTTCCAGCCATCTGCAGCGTCCCAAAAATAATTGGATCCTGGATTAATATCACGGTTTTTGGGGTCAAACCCACCACCTCCACCACCCCCACCTCCTGGAGCTGTAGTGTTATCTCCTAGAACTTGTCCCTGAGACGCCACTGTTTGAGCGTTTTGAGTCATTTGCTGTGGGGTTAAAATGCCACCATCTGTTCTGCTTGGCGTTGTTGAGGGATAGCCAAGATTTACAGCGGTTGAGTAATCGCCCTCAGCAATGCCGCCTGTTTTACTTACCGACTTATCGATTCTTTGCTGAGTGGTAAGTGGAATCGATCCTTGATATTCTTTCTTTTCAGTCCAACCCCAATCAGGAAGAGGGTTGCCTAGAGCCTGCCCGAGTTGGTTGATACCACTACCAAGTTTTCCACCTGCAATTTGAAATACACCTGCCATATTTTCTCCTAATGACTTTTTTGTAGGAGGCTGGGTAACAAAAAAGCTCCAATTACAGGAGCAAAGCCGATGCTTCTCGGCGATACCCCTATAATCGGAGCTTCAATACACTTTTAACTAGCTTTTCCCTCTGCTTCGAGAGATCGGCTAAAGAATCGTGAGTTGCTACTCAGACTGTCACTTAGGTGAATTGGTGTGTGGAAATCCTATCTTCTCTCTGCTTCGAGCGAGGATAAGCACAAACTTCGTTGTACCTAAGCCGTCGCTCTTCAAGCCATGAAGAGAAGACAATGTTATTGTAAGCACAATAATGATATAATATCAAGCACGAAAACAATTGATATGAACAAGAAAACGCTCCTGATGGTTTTTGTACCAATGTTCCTATTTGGATCTATTTTTGTTGCCTGGGCAGGTTGGGTTTTGGCGTCACAGCCAAAATATGAAATCACAAAGAGAATTGAACCAGTTGATCAAGACGTGCTTTTTGAGTCAGTGCAAAACTGGAGATTAGAGTTAGGGAAAGAAGCGTATATAGCTGACTCGCAACTATGTGAATTTGCAAACAAGAGAGTGAAAGAAATTCAAAGTGACTTTTCGCACAGTGGTTATCGCAAAATGGCAGAAACAGAAATCTACAAAGATGGAAGATATTCGAAGACTGGTGAAAATTTGAGCGAAGGAGTCGTTTACGAGTTGGAGCTCCTCAATAAGTGGCTTACATCACCATCTCACAGAGATAATTTAGAAGATGACTTCACGCACTCTTGTGTTCGTTGTGAAAACAACTACTGTGTGCAAATATTTGGAAAGTTGTTGTCAAGTGAATAAGCTTGCCAACGCCCTAAAACAAACCATCATAACCTTCATCGTTGTTATGTGGGCTGCAGCGGCACTCGCATTAGGAACCTATATCATTTCTGATAAAACCGATGATGGTCAATATTTGCTCGAGAGATATTGCTCAGACCTTGATCAGCCATGTGCAAACACTTGTCGTCCTAATTTGGACACCGATTGCTCTGACTGCTGCAACGAGTGGGGTGAGAGAAAAGAACCAGTATATAAATTCGTTAAAGAGAGAACAAACTCTGCTATGTTTGCATCAGTCCTACTCTCTCTTCTTGTGTTTGGTTTTTATTTGTTCTCGGGTAGTAATCCCAAACCAAAGGAAGAAGACAGCGGGTGGCAATCGTTTGGCGATTTATAGCAACAGATACGAAATGATTTGTTTAACACCGTCTTGCACTGAAACAAAGCTTCTCAGCGGGCTCTTACACAACGTTTGCTCAAGGTAGGATTTTGGCTTATCCACAAATACTGGTTCAATATCTGTTCCCAGCTGATTGTTTATTACTTCAATGATTCTGATAAATGATGTACTCACGCCGGTTCCAATATCCATCCCCCCTTCAGAGTTAATATTCTCAATGACCGCTCTAACAATATCATCAATAAACACGAAATCTCTTGATTGGCTTCCATCGCCAAATATCACTGGTCTTTCTCCGGCTATAATTTGCTTAACCCACTGATAAATCACAGAGGCGTAGTGCTTTTTGTGTCCTTCCCCGGGTCCATAGCCAGCAAAGATTCTCAGTGCAAGGTAGGGAATGCCATAAGCTTGGACAATTTCTTCCAAGGCTGATTTAGTGTGAGCGTAGCTGTTTTGATTTGCGTAGATTGTCGAACTTGATGGGAAGATGAGCTTGAGGTGTCGTCGCTTGCAGTATTCCACCACTTTTATGAAATCCTCAATGGTTTCCTTGATGCACATATCATTTTCTGAAAACAAAATTTGTGACGATGGCGATCCAAAGTGGAAGAAGTAATTGGCGTGGACTCTGGGGAGATTATTGACACTCACGGGTGTCAAACTGAGCTTTTGAGACAGTGCGCTTCCAATGAAGCCAGTGTGCCCGGTGATCAGCACTTCGACCTCGCCACCACAAATTGAAAGTTGGTTCGGTAGTATTTAACTATCTCCCATCCCTGGAAAACATCTTTGAACGATTCTTCTGTCCACACCCACAAGTGAAACGGAGCGTGGAAACTGGCTGTCTCATACCCGGGAGTTGATGCAACAACATACTTTGATTTTTTGCTCGCCTTTTTTAGGAAGCCATGAGGATCAACGAGGTGCTCAAGTGTTTCGGTGCAAATGAGTAGATCTGGCCACTTAACTTCTTCATTAATGAAATCTTTGAGTTCTACTGGTCGCCCATGCTCTTTGGCAAACTGCACATTGGATGGTTGCAGATCATAGCCAAAGATTTTTTGTTCAACCTTGTCAGCAAGGTAGCTGATAAGGCCGCCATTGCCACAGCCAAAATCACCAATTGTTTTTATTTCTTCATTCTTGGAAAGCTCTATTACTTCATCTGCGACGCTTAATAATCTTGGCCTATGATCTCCCTGGTTGATGTGATCCGCCATTGCTCTATCTTGATAAAACGCCATGTCATGAGAGTGTGGTTGATCAAACAATTTATATTCCATGCAGTTTCTCCAGATCTGTGTGTTTTTGAGTTTTCTTCCAGTCATCAAATATTCGTTTGTCGTGGTTAAAGATGTCGTTGCTGTTCACCGCTTTGTAGCGATCATCGTTCTTGCTTTTGCCTACTGAGTAGTGCATGTGCTCAACAATCACCCCTGGTATGTACTTTGCTCCAAGTTCCATCCAAAAGTTGTCCATAAACAGGTGAGTCAGTCCCGGGATAGCCATGTAACCAAGGCGCTTCACCACCTCAGTTTTCATAACGCAGTGGGTGGCCAACCTCTCTTTCATCAGCAAATCATTACCATACACGATATTCGAGTTCTCAAGCGCTCTCTCAAAGACCTCATCAAAGCCAGGTGTTCGGATGTGGTGATCATCACCAATAAAGCCAATGAAGTCCGTTTCCACTGATTGCGCAGCAATGTTGACGGCCTCGCACATTGACTGAGCCGGAACGTGAATTGTGGGAACATCGAGACCATAATCCTCGCCCTCATTGAGAACAAGCAGAATCTGGGCAGTTGCTCGACACTTATTGAAGCATTCAATTGCCTCACTCGCTTTATCTGGTCTACCCTTGGATGGTAAAAGCAGAGTAATCATGCAAGCTCCAGGATCCGCTCGGCCACTCTATTACTATCAAACTCAGTTATGTCCTGTGGCGGTGCAACTATGTACTTGGAAAGAATCTTGCCGCTCGCGTTGACGTCGTAAACTATCGCCGCTTTGCCACAAGCCCATCCTTCCAATGCTGTTCGGCCGACATAGATCGATGCCACCATTTCGCAGTGTTTTGTGAGTGTTTCGGTTTCCCAAGTTTCAGGCTCTGGTTGATCTCTACCCACAAGTTTAAGCGAAAGTCCTTTTTCTTTGGCCACTTTTTTAAGATCCCGAATCACTCGCTTGCGAAGTGGATCCTTGGGCCCAATAAACAGAATGGATCCGTCGCTATTGGTGTCTTTGGAATTGAACCGCTCGAAATCTATTGGGTTCATAATCACATGTACTTTGTCCGGGTGGATGCCTTCTTTAATGATTTTGTTTTCAATTGTGTCGCGAATTGCCACGTACTGATCGCATCCAGGAACTGGCCGCTCAATTGGCCACAGAAAATCATTTTCGGAATGAACTACATTGATGATTGGGCAGGTAAAAGTGGAAAGTAGGAGTTTTGTTGGTTCGTGATGGGAAGAAATGATCAAATCCGGAGAAAGTGACTCTACCTCTGGAAAATCGACACATTCTATGCCCTCATTTTCGGCTTTTTCCTTAAGAAAGCCACTACAACTACTCACAATTATGGCTTCATGTCCCAGCTTTTTGATCGATCGAGCTAGTTCGTAGGTATAGAGCTCTGAACCCGTTAGTTCAGCAAAACGCTTGCAGGAAATGATTACCTGCATCTTTTTTTTGTTGAGTATTTTCAGTTTTGGATCTGTTCGAAGCGGTCCGTCATTGACTGCCGCCTTAATGTACAGTTCGTAGCGATCAACATAATTGGGAAGAGAAATTGAGTGTAATTTTTCAGTTCCGGGAAATGCTATGGCTCCCTTGGCAAATGGCTCAAGCGCTTCAATCCATTCTTTTGTGCTTTGAGCAAGAGTGATGCCGGGCACAATGCTGGCAAGCTCCTGGTATGGTCTTACGTTTGACGCGATTACTGGAATGTTGTGCACCAGTGCCTCCTGAGCTTTGATTGAGCTTTTGGAGTCGTTGAAGACGTTATCTTCCAAGGGGCAAACTGCCACGTCCACATCTTCGTAAAATTTGGCCAGCTTTTTTGTGAATTTCTGGTAGTCGCTGATTCCCTCCACATACGTCACCTGTGGCATTTCGCTAAAGAAGTCATCAGGAATGCCTCCCATGACCTTGAATCTTGTTTCTGGATATCTGCCAAGGATGTAGCTCATTGCACCCCAAAATGGAGTGTGGAAGATGTCTGCGTGATGGGTGAGACCACCCTGCCAAGAGAAAACTGTGCCTTTGTGAGGCTTGAATTTACTGGCTGGATAAAATGATGGGTTGATTCGGTTTTCCAGCACAAATGGAGGAGGCAACCTTGGATCTCTTATCTTGGAGTAAACCCTGGCTAGATGAGAGGTGGATACAGTTAGGAGTGGCGCATTTTTAATAAGCCAAACTACAGTCTTGAACTCATTGCTGCCAATTGGATATTGCTGTCGAACTGGATTATATGGCGACATGTTGAGAAAGTCGTCGTCAAAGTCAACGGACCAACGAACTCCCAAATCAGTGAGTTGTTTAATAGGAACCGGATTATCCATGTACGAGAACCACACCAGGTCATAAGAGGTGAAATTATGAGAATCTTCACCATTAAACTCATCCACTTGCCACCCAGTTTGTTTGGCGAGCTCGCGCAGCGGAGAAATGGTCCGCCAGTAATCAACGGCTGAAAGCCGCTTCTTACCGGTTGATGACCTGGTGTGTGTTCTAACAGCAGCAATCTTCATGGAGTGCCAGCAGTTATTTACAAGCCCTGAGCTTCAATAAAGTCTCTGTCCAAAAGTGCCTGAATTGAGATACTCTCAACGCGGAGTGCCTTTGCGATAGTGGTGTAGTTCAAAGCACCTGATTGCCAGGCGTCATTCAGAACAACCTTGATCTGCTCTCTTACCTTGATACCTTCCTTTGATCGATCAGCCCAGGTATAAACGTCGCGAAGAGCTTCTGAGTCACCAAGCATGACATTGCGTTTTACCTTGATGATGTCAATTACGCCAGGGCGATCTGCCAGGGCCGAGTTGATTACTTGCATGGCGCTTCGAAACACATCTTGTGATCTTCGTTTTGTCGGGCCATTTTTCGCAGGAGATTGTCGAGGGGCAGGTGTAGGATCAGCTGGGCCGTCCTGTCCTTCCTCTACTTGATCAACCTGATCTTCCAAAACTTCATCCTGTTCTGGGTTTTGGGTTTTCTTGCTCATGGGAGCTCCCTTCTTTGTTTTATGATTTTCGCCTCGGCTCTGAGTGGGTCGTGTCGGGCCATTTTTCGCAGGAGATTGTCTTGAAATCCCGGTGTTTGAGCGTAAAGACGAACTTTCTCCTCAATTCGCTCAATGTTCATTTGCGCAATGGCCGTCTGCTTAACCTGCTCCGGCGTTGCCGGCATACCTTCCTCTGGAAGATATTCGATTCCATGGCGAATCCATTTGGTCAACTCCATTCTCATTTTTTCGAGTGTTGGATCCTGAGATTGAAGATAGATAGATTCTAAAATGGCATTTCTTCGTGCTCGTTTTTGAACGTTGTCCGCTCTATCACGAGCTTGCTCGATTATGCCTAGGTCATTTTTTCTTGTTGTGTTTCTCATATCTTCTTTCAGGGAGGGGTAGGCATTCCTACCCCTCCCAAAGATTTAACGATTACTCAGTTGCAGAGGTCTTGATATTCAAGAGCCAGTCAGCTACTAAAGCCATCGCCGCATAGGTTCCAGCCCAAGAAATGGTACTGAAGCGGTCAGCGGGGTTATCGGTCGAACTGGAGTTCGGGACCTTGATGTACAGTTTTGGCATATCGCCTTCGAGGTCATACTCACCAACGGCATGTTGTCCATGCAAGAAGTTGGAGTAAACATCGACTGTCGACTCTTCAACTTTTTGGTTTGTAGTCTCAATGAAGCGAGCTCCACCAAAGCGTCCAACCTCTCCGTTGTAGATGTGCTTTCCACCCATGTTGTACTCATTAACACCGGTCCAAGCAGCATCTTCCATGAGATCCAAACTTGTATCCGGGCCAATTTTTCCAAGGTAGTTACCATCCTTATAGCGAAGGGCCTTATTCTTTTTGAGTTGCTTCACACCTCGGCGCACCTCATGAGCATCAAAGATGTCAGTGGCGGCAATGTCGGACAGTGCGGTTTTGCCAGAGGCGAGTTGTGCGGTGGCACCTGAGAACATTGCATCACGAGCAAGTTCGTCTAAGGTTTCACCCATGTTCTGACCTACAAGCTCAACTTTCTGCTCAGCATCAACATCGATGGATGAAAGTTTCAGCAACTTACTGATTTTTACGGTAGTACCGTATTCAGCAAGCGTAACTGTCACAGTCGAGCCGCCGATCGACACCTCGTCAGGGTTATTTCCCTGAGTAAGTGGGGTCGTTGCTTTCGAGAGCGGGTTATAGCGATTAAACGTAGTGTTTAAGCCAGTTCCCTTTTTCTGTCGACCTTTTTGGAGACCTTCTCGATGGACTAACCAATCCTTAGAGGTCTCAATAAACTTTGCGCTGTAATAAGTCATTACTTCATCGGCGCGGGTAGCGGTTGTTTCAACAGCCATATTGACCTTTCTTAGTCACTGCTACGCGGGAGACGTGCGGCAAGATCTGCGGCTACTTTCCCAGGGTTATTCCAGATGTCTTTTTTAAGACTGGCAAGGGTTGAGGTGCTTCCACCGCGTCCTGCGGTAGGAGCAACTGCTCCTTCGGCGATCTGTTTTGCAAGTTCTGCCGTAGCCTGCTCTGTTCCCTGCGAGTTAGTTAAATCGAGAGCTTCCTTGATCTCCTTGTAGAGTTGACGTGGTTTTTGTGTTGGGACAAGGAACTCTCTGCCCTGCTGATCGATTCGAACGTTTGCCGATTTAAGCTGCTTGGTGAGGATCTTATTGACCCTCTCTGCAAGTTGCGGGTTGTCCTTAAAGTCATTGAGAATCTCTTCTCCGACTTCTTCTATCTCAGAAACAAAGTTATCTGTTTCCTGTCGATATTCCTGAACGTCCCGATCGAGCTGGATGGCTCGGGCTGCTTCAACGGCTGCCATTTGCCTCACCTGTTCAGGTGAATAAAACCCGTTTTCATCAGGTTGTGGCTCAGGCATTGAATTAAGAAGCTTGGCAAGAGGATTCTCTTGTTTTCCCTTCTCATAGACCTGTTGAAGCCGTCGCTCGTAGCGAGTTGGCTTATGCTGTTCCTTGTTTTGTTTCTGACCCTCATCCTCCGGAGTGGTTTCGTCTTTGTTTTCTGAATCGGGCGTTATTTCAGCCTGTTCAGTCTCAACGACCTCACCATCCTCAGTTTGATCCTCAGTAACTGCCGTCTCTTGTTCTGAGACTTGCGAAGTCTCCACCTGTGACGATTCAGGCGTGGTTTGCTCTTCTAATAAAGCCATACCAACCTTTCTGCTATATGTCTGACCACTTAACGCTGGGTCGGCCACCCGAGAGCGTGAGCTCTGAAAAAGCAAGATTGTTCTTACCTTTTCAGAGATCGCACGATAGGCTTCCCCTGCTCGTCAATCCCAATCAGTTCTTTGTCCATTCCAAGCCAGCTGTAGTGCTTGATGTCGCAGCTAATGCACACAAGCCATGGTCCGCGCTGTCGCCACTTGTGTCCTGTAATCTGTCTTTTGGCGTTTCGGATTATCGCCTCAACATCAAACTCAAGTGATTCCGTTGGACTCGCCGGAGTCTGCGCTTGCGACTGATCGCTGCGTTTCTCTGACATGGTTTACCACCCATTCCAGATGTTCACGACACTTTTGTGCTGCGTACATTCGAAAGCCGTATTCCTCCATAGTTTCCCCATCAAATTTCTGGGTTTGTCGGAGGTTGTCAATTGAATCGTTGATGTCTTTCTCAATGATTTTCCAGCCAGGATGATCTGCAAGCTCAGTGATCGCTCGATCTTGCGCCATTGAGTCCATTGGTGGCTCGAGAAAGTTTTGATCATCAACAAACGAATGATTAATTGGAATTGCGGTTTCCATTACTGCATCCCTCCCATTTGCATAGCTGCCATGTTTTGATCAGGAACTTGTTGAGCTCCACCTCCAAATACTTGGCTCATTTGGTCAAGCTTCGCCTGAATTTCTGGATCGATTTGTTCTTGCTGTTCCTCTTGACCTTGATCTTGATCTTGACCTTGGGCGGCGCCTTCTGAGACTTGCTGCTGAGTTTCTTCGACCTCTGAAACGATACGATCCCAATCCTCGAGCCCGGAAGTCATGACATGTCGCTTGAGTAGTTCTCCAAAGTCGTAGACCATGTTGCCCAGGCGAATCTTTCCAGTGGTCGCTACTTGATCCATAGCTCCTGGAATCTTGGCCATAACATCCATGACCTCACTGACAGCGGCGTGCTCCTCCTGACTGTCTTTTTTCATGGTGGTTCCCACATCAATGTCATATCGGTATTTCCAGTCACCTCCGCCAAGGTCGCCGCGCTTAACCTTCATTTTCCCGTAGGTTTTGGACTCGAATATTTCGGCCATTTGATCGGCTTGATCTGGGAAGGTGTTCTTGAGGCGTTGAATCTCTCCTTCAAACAAATCGAAGTTAATTGGCTTTTGCTGCTTTTTAACAAGCAGATCGATCATGAGGTTGAAGGTTTTCTCAACCGTTTTCTCCATGAGGTATCTGTCCCAGGCATCCCGACTTGATTCACGGGCACCCATTTGCTTGATGGCTGCCGGCGTCTTTCCCATGCCAGGATCAACAACATCAGCTGTCATTACGTTGGTGGTTCCAGCTTGGTTCATGACTGCAGAAATGAGGGCGGAATAGGTGGATTGGAAAGCCTGTTCGCTTTGAGAGCCGGTATTCCACTGGCGAATTGAGTTGGGCTTTGTTTCTTGCCAACGAGCCCCTGGGTTGTATCCAAGAGATGAAGAAACTACACCGGTTGGATTGATAATCATTGGCGGGAAAATGCGCATCTTGAGACCATCAAGGTAGAGGTTCCAAAGCGAGTTTGTTGCGTACTGCAATGTCTTGCCTCGCTCGAACTCTCCCAAACCATAGAATCGATCAATGAGTGGGAAAGCATGCTTGGTTACGACTGGTATTTCGTCGTTGCCCTGTGGATTTTTAATGTCTCGGCAGATTGATTTTTCTTCGAGCGCTGGGGCTGCATCCACAGCGTATGTCACCCATCTATCTGGTTCATAACGAGTGCGTAGGTGAATGAGTTGAACTCGACCCTTGCCACTGGCCTCAACATTATTTTCTTGCTCAGAGAGTGATTGCTGGTCAGTGTCCTTTTTGGCACTTTTCTCGTCAAGCTCTTTAACAATGTCGGAGATATTCTTCCATGTATCGGGCGACCTGCTTTCGAGCCATTCTCTAGTAACCCAGGTGTCAATAAAACAGTGATTCATGTCATTGACTGCGTTTGCCTCTGGGAAGAAGTGGCGCATTGGAACGAGCCACATGTCTGGACCGATGTAGTCCCGGTCGATTCGGTAATCCACGAGACTCACGTATGAGCCATAGGCGAGCGAGTAGAAATCCTGGAGCTTGAATTTGGTGAGCAGATCGTACTGAGAGTCTGCGTTGGGAATGACATAGCGCTGGAGAGAAAGATCCAAGAGGAGTGATGGCGCTTTGTCCTTGGGATTATTAAGACATCGAACTTTGCCGGTTGCATGCTGAGCCATTACCCGATTCATGCGCTCGATAATGATTGTGGAAAGACGAGGGTCAAATACCTGAGACTTGGTTTTACTGCTTACAGCGTCGAGGTTTCGGCCAAGAAGTAGCGCTTCTTTTTCCTGCCAAGAACAGTAAGGATCGTCCCGGTGCTTTTTCTGGTATTCCTCAGCTGCTTCAAACTGGCTACTGAGATCAGTGTAAACTGAACCACCGCTGTTTTTGGTTTTAGCCTCAGATTTTTCTTCCCGGGCTTCTTTTTGGACACTAGCAGTAGCAGGAACGCTATCTTGCTTTTTGATTTTTTGTTTGGTGCGATTGTTTTTGCGTGCCATACTCTTTTCTGCGGTTGCGGGGCCGGGAGTCGAGCCCAGTCCTGCGGGATATGAGACCGCTGTGCATCCCTCACACTCCCCCGCAGCCAAGTTTCAAAGCACAAAAAAAGCGACGCTATCTCCAAATGAGATTTAGCGTCGCTCAACAAACCGTGCTGAGAAGACTTTCCTATAATGCTAGACTATTGTTTTTGCTCTGTCAAATCGTGCCTAAAGTTACGATGAACGTGAACCTTCTTTACGTTTCCGGTGGCAAATTCAAAGGTGACTGTTAAGGCACCGGTGCTTTTGGAGTTTCGCTCGCGTGCCAGGATTTGGAGCGCGTAGTCCACCGCCTGTTGCATGCCTGCCGTTGCAAAGTTTTTACTGGCGTGCTCGCTTCCTAGCACGTAGCGCACTTCACCGTTATGGACTCCAAGAGTCATATCAAGCTGGCCAAACTTTGTGGCCTTGGCTGCAAACTCGATGAGCTTTTCAAGTTGTGACATAGCTGTTATTGCCTTGCTTTTTCTTGCTTCATTGATTTGTAGTTATCGACGATTGTTCTAACGCCATTCACGACCGACCTTAGGACAGCAAGCTCGCTCTGTTGAAGCATGGCTAGTCCCATGTAATCACCCTTTTTGGCGGTTCTTCCAAGCTTTGTCATGGCATCTGTGTAATCGACTGCAGACTTTTTGGAGAATTGGAGGTAGTTTGTGATTGCCTCAATGAAGTCCTGGTCAAGCTGACTTATAGGAAAGCTACTTACCAGGATTTCACTCCCATTTTCCCCTTGAAACACGTTGAGCAAGATATTATCAATCAATCCAGAATGCATTGCCTCAACATAAATTGGTGGAGTAGGTTGTGATTCAATGTCTGCATTTACAAGATGAACGGAAAAAACAAGACGTTGCCTCATTTTGCCCCACATTTCTTTGAGTCGAGATAGGTATTAAAACGTCTATTTTTTTCTTCTAGAACATCTCGAATTTCGTCTTGAGTCATACCAGTAACTATCTCTACACCACTTGGTCCAAAATAGTCTTCTCGGCAGGGGAGCAGATTAGCCTCAATAATGGATAAAGCAATTTTAGGATCTTCTTTAAGCGCGGATAAAATCATATCTAATATGATTTTTGCTCTGGCCTCTGGTTCACTTGTGCCGAAATATGAATGATGGAATTGTTCATTCGTCATTGTTGGCTGCTTCATTGGCTGCAACTTATAGACATTAACCAGATGTTCTTCCCCTAAATCACCTTCGTACACATGAATTTCCTGTGGTACGAATACATCATCAGAGAGTGTGATTTCAGGGAGAGATACTTTGTCACCACGTTTACTATTTCCAGTAAGGATATACCTCACCATACTTTCTCCTTAATACCAACCGCCCTGAAAGAGGTTGTCTTCTGGGAAGTCGTCGTTTTTAATTGGTTCTTCTGGTGTTTCGCAAATTTGGTACATCTGCCAGGCAATAGCCAGAGCCATCACGAGATCGTCATGTGCGTTCTTTTCTGCCTGGGCTTTCCAGCTACTGGAAGTCTGTACAACAATAAAGCTGAAGAGCTCAGAGATTGTCGGTTTGTCGTAGAGTGTGATGAGCTGATTATCGATGGCGTCCTTGAGCTCTTTTTGCATATTGGGACGAGTGGCCGTGTTGGTGTCCCAGCCCAGCTTTTTCGATTCGACGTTCTCTACTTGTCCGTATCCAGGCATCACAAAAATGGTGTATTTTCCAAGTCGGTTGAGTGATGCTAAGCGATCCATTTCAAATGCTCCGCCGTTTGCCCGCTCGTAAGCTACAACGGGCTTTACTCCGGTGATATCAAAGATTTGCTCAAGCTCTTCATGAATGAGTGGAGTCATTGAGGTGGCTGTATCTGGAGAATGGTAGACGGACGGTACATCGAGGTGAGTTTTAGAGAGAAACTGAGCAGCACAGAAGTCGCCGCCACCAGCTGAAGTGTCTGCAGCCACAAGGTAGAACTCGCCTTTCCGGTAAGGTCGATAACGTCTAAACACTCATTACCTCCCTGGATGAATTAAGATAAGAGCGCAGTGCTTCTTTGTCAAAGTACGGGCGCCCGGAAGCAATGAATGCTTCCTCTGGAGTCATTGGGTATTCTTGAGGAAATTTGTCTTTGAGCTGTTGACGCTTTATATCAAGAAACTCTGCAGAGTATTCCCAAAGTGGACTGTAAAATAGGGCGTTGTAGCCGCGCAGTCCAAGTACAGCCTCATCCCAAAACGACTTAAACTCGTTGTAGCCGTTGGCTGTTGTCTCAAGAGTTACCATAGAATCGTTGACCATTGCCTCACCAACGCCGGCGAGCAAGTCTTCCAAGTTGCCGGCCTGAGAGACTTCTGTGAGATGGAGAAAGGTAATATCATCACCACGACCAAAAGAGTCAGCCTTAGCTGTACCAATTCGCAGCGTGTTCATGAATGGTCGACCAGTATGAGCGTCGATACTCTCAAACACCATTTCTTTTTTTGAGTTGTATTTCATTGGTATTTTGAAAGGGATGCCGGTTCGAATCGATTCTTTGATTTCATAGGACTTGATGTAGTGTTTGGCTCTTTCGAGTTGTTTTCCGGAAGCTGTGGCGTCAAAGGACATTGAGACACAACGTTCATTGCGGCCAAATATGAACTTGAGAGCTGCTATGGCAAGAAGAACCGAGGAAAAGCCCATTTTACGGGCCTTGAGTATGACGTTCCGCTCCTGCGCATGCTCGCCAAAGTGATTCTGGGCTTTATTGAGCATAAAGGGAACTTCAATCTTGTTTTTATCCACGATAGTGAACTCGTTTTCAATGGCTTGCTTGTAACCCTCCCAGTTAAACTCAAATGCCATACTTTTCTTTCTTCTCGTGAATTACATTCTGGATGCCGACTTGCAAAGGTATTTGCGACGGCGCGGCGTCCTCCAAAACATCGCGGCCGGCGATCTTTTGCATGAGCTTGAAGTAACGAAAGTCCTTCGCGGCTTGCTTAAGGCCGATAGAGTCAAGCTGGGAGCGCAGCAGTACCATTGCCTCCTCGCGCTCGTTGTCATACCACTGTAGGAATCCGGGCTTTTTTAGCCAGTTGTACCAGTTGTTGCGATCCACTCCGCACTCTTCGGCGATTCGGGCTATTTTAGCCGTGTCTAAAGTTACGGATGTACGGACCCAAAGTCGCATTGCGGCAGTTGGACGAAAGTCTTTTTGAACTGCCAAGGATTTTGGCAGTGAGGTAGGCTGATTGCTAGGAATAATGGTAGTTGCCTTTGAATCGGTTTTTTGGATGCTGGTGGGCTGGCTTTGGGCGGTCATTTGATTGAGTCTTGATATTCCTTTATCCATTTTTCAGGCAGTGAAACGTGGATTGATGCAATGAGCGTTAAGAGGAGGGCAAGCCATGAATGAGTTACCATCCACACGCCAATTAAGCCAAGGAATCCAAACATGTAGTTCACAATACTGAGCGATTGTTTTATTTGTACCCACTGAACAAGGCTGAGGGATAGGGTTTGTTTTGGGGTCATATATTCCATTCCCTATTCAAGAATTTTTGTAATCTTTCAGCGACGTCAGAGGCGGTGTGTCCATCCCACTCGTCGGCCATTTCTCGTTCTTCACAAGACCAAAACAAGTCCCAATCTTTAATTTCATAGTGATTGCTTATTTGGCCATCCGGAAGTGTGGCCATTACAATAAACCAGCCACCTCCGAAAAATTCTTCTCCGTCATGATGCCTTTTGCTTCGATGCACTTCTCGAATACCCTGCTGAGCCCATTCATTGAATAAAGCAGCGTTATATAACTTTCTGAACTCGTAAAGCTCGTTGAATGTGTGGTACCCATCCGAAGTTTCACCCGTTACTTCTGTTGTTTTGGAGGTCATTTTCTACTCGTTTTCCATTGTGGAATTGTTACATTTGTGAGTGCATAAGACTCAGTAAACAAACTAATAAAGACAATCCACAACCTTGTCCAAAAACCAGCTTGTTCCTTAAAAATCATATATAAAATGGCTATGCTTAAAATCCACCTGACCTGAACGCCAATAATAATGGCAATGGGGTTTGGCCTACTCATGCTTCCTCCTCAAGTAGCTTATATTTTCTCTCAAAAACATCTGGCTTACATGGATAACTTTCACCATCGTCAAGGGTGATAATCCAGTCGTTTGCATGAACATGAACGCGACCTTGACGAGTATCGCAGTACCCCCAGCTCATATCTTTTGGCTGATTGTCGTTTTCATCTGGCCACAGGTGCATTCCCTTAGGACAAGCTGGAATATCACCGTCATCATTGAGCTTTCCATGACCAAGTTTTGATGGAATAAACTGTTCTGCTTCAATAATCACTGGTTTTGTAATGTACTTACTCATGTTTTCCTTCACCAATTAGAAAATTTTTATCTTCCATTACTTGAAAAAAGGTTCTTCCGTCCTGCCAAACCATATATGGAAGAAATACTTCCTCAAGCCTTACCACTTCCCAGTCAATGAGAGCCATCTGAGCATCAATCCAGTCACGGATGGTAGCCCACGCAGTGCGGTATGGCTGCTCCGGTTTATATTTGACACCTTGCTCCTGAAAAATACGCTCAACTTGATCGATTTTTGCCGGTAGTTTTATTCCCAAAATCTGGTCGTTTACCTGGACTGAGAAAGAAATTGAAACTATTCTGCCACCGCCATCGTAGTCGCGGACAATCTGCCTTGCCCCATGAGAGGCAAGTGTTTTTTCAATTGCTGAGAAAATGTTTGGAAGTGGTGATCGGCTTTGGTAGTTTTTTAGTGGCATATTTACTTTCATGCTGTTATTACGTTTTTTCTGCAATGAATGTGATATTTCTTACCATCAACAATATTTACTGGCTGGTACTGGTTGAATGGCTCACCACATGCAGAGCAGACCTTTTTACCTTGGTCAATGTTAGCCAAACAATATGGACCACTCCATCTGATATGCCTGCCTTGTTTGGCAAGTTTTGGCTTACTTTGTTGTTTCTTTTCGTAGCGATCCCAGGCGTCTGAATAACTTTCTCCAGGAACCCAGCCTGGTGGTCTGCCTATTCGCTTTGACTTGTCCTTATCAGTTGCAGCTAAACCACCCTCACCCATCAAGCTTCTGGTTTCGTTGTCCCATGCTTCACCAAGTGCCTCACTGATTCGTTCCACGGTTTCTGAGACTGGATTGACCAGATCACCATCACTACTTTTGACACTCTTAATACTCGCAGAAAAAGTGGAAGGATTGCCCAAGGAATGAATTTGAATTGACAGGTCAATCACAATCGGTATCCTAATTTCACTTACTGTTTCATGCATATCGGACTCCAGTGTTTTGTACTTTCCTGATAAATGGGAACATGCAGCAGTGTAAGCAGTAGGCTCGACCGTTTTTCTTATCAAGGCCGCTACCATTGCAGTGGCTACAAACATATCCCGGGTATGAGCTTTTCTTTATTTTTGACATATCATCTCCATGGAAGGAATCGACCTCGACTATCCCTTGGTTGTTTAACCCTTAAAAATACTCTGATTAAGCGGAGCAGGCGCTTCATATCTTCCTTTCTGATTTTTCTTCACTCTCGAATAACTTAATAGCAAAGTTCTTCCAGATTTCGTGTTTACCGTCTTTGAGCTCAATCTGTGTTGCACCACACTCACATTCGCTATAGATAGCGCTTCCCTTGACGCTATTCCAACTAACAGGACTGGAATAGATATTGGGGTTACTTTCAAGAAAAAATGGTTTTCTGAAAATAACCGGGTATCGAACGGACTTCGGTGTGAAGTTATGTGAATGCGGTAACTTGAATGGCCAAAACATTTTTCCCCCTACACTTTCACAAGAGTAATTTTGTATTTGTGGTTTTTCCCGTATTTATCTTTGAGAAGCTTCCACTTGATATTCCAAATGGCCGTTTCAAATCCCTTCACCTCTATGAACTCAATGGTGTCGTCGTTGTGTTCAACCAGAAAATCGATGTAGTAGTTACAAACATGGCCGCCATTTTCACCAAAAAGCTCAATGCGTTTTTGAGGAGTCCATGATCGAATTTCTCCCTTGTTGTAAATGTCCTCGAGATATCGAGCGTATTTAGCCTCTTCTTTTGAGTGATAAACTCTGCCGTTAAACTCTTGCCCCTGAGCATTGCTCGCGTAGCGGTTAAAATTTGCCATGGATCTCCAGACTTTCAATTCTTCTTTTGTGGTTTGCCCATGCCTCGTCCCATACCTCCAAAAGGAGCTCGGGCAGGATGGACCTGAGTAAACGAATTACCATAAGGCCTCCTGAGCTTGCTGTTCGAGGTTGGTCTCAATTTTTGGTCTCGGACCTTCCCCACGCAGGTATGCACCAATTTCATTCCAGTGCTTTTTTGTCTCGCCTTTGAGTTCAGCGGGGGTTGTTGGAGGAGTCCAGGCTGGATAGTTTGTCATGAGAACGAAATGTCCTGGAGTTATGTTTTTGATGTCACATCAAAAACAT